AAGCGCTCGCTTGTAGAGAGTTGGATCAAGTGGATTGTCTTGATTGGTCACAGCTACAAGGACAGACCAATCAGCAAGAGCTTTGTTGTTTTGGATTAGGACATCTTTCTTTTCGTTTTCTTGAGTGAGTTCTTGAATCTTCAGGATGGCATTCTTATTGGCATCAACAGACTTGTCAAGCTCTTTCTTGAGGGCCACGATAGCGCCAGAAGGGTCTAGTTCCATGCGTACAAGGTTTAGAACAGCTTCCACAAGTGATGATTCTTCATCTCCCATGCGGTTGTTTGGAAGAGATTCTTCAAATACCCGGTATGGATAATCTTGCTTGATGGAAACCTTTGTGGCATTTGCTACTGGATCATACGCTTTGAATTGTACTTTATAATTCATTAGGCATTTACCTCATTCTTATTTTTAACTTCTTCAAATAGGTCCTTCAAATCTTTGTCAGATTCCAGAACAGAGCGATAGATTTCTAGTTCTTTGAGGAGCTGTTGTTTTTCCTGTTGTGCTTCAGTCAATCGTGCTTTGAACTCAGCTTCATTGATTGATTTACTAGCCAATTGATTAGCTAGATCTGTGATGATTGATACATAAGTATTTTCTTTCATTTTGTTACCTTTCTACTTAAAGCCATACTTAGTGAATACGTTTCTAATGTGAGTTTGAATAGATGAATTCTTCAAATCCCATCCATAACGTGCAATGATACCAAAACAAGTAATGATATCCCATAGATACTGGCCTATATCTCTTCCGCCACTCATATAGAAATGTTTTGAATATATCCCCTCAATAAACTTATCTCCACGACCAATGAAATGTTTTACACTGTTTTCATTTTGTGGGATCAAATATGTATTCCCGTCATTGGTATTATTGTGAAAGTTCCAAGGGCTACGATATCGCCCATTGTTGTAGATCAATACACGGTCCCCCACAAATTCAGTAAGACTTTCTTCTGCGCCATTACCTTTCCCGGACCACAAACGGATTCCTGCAAAACTTTCATTATCGTGGCGCTCAACTTCTTTAGGGTCTTTGTTGTGGTTTGTTCCAAAAACCATAAGAGCGGCATTCCTGTCCCTGAACTGTTCAGCAACAAAACCACTTTTCATCAACTTGATAAATTGTGATGAATTTGTGTCGTCAATCCTGCGAATGGTTCCAGTATTAGAATATAGATTCAGTGTTCCATCACTTAAATCGAAAACAGTTGTCCCATTATTGGCACTCAAGCGGCCACCTTTGATGTGTTCAGCAGTGAAGTCAATTGAGCCTAATTGAGTGATGAAGGCTTTCTGTGATGTTAATTCCCTAATGAATGCTTGATTTGAAATGAGCTTATTTATTAGAGCGTAGTCAACTAGTAGCTTGTCCGCTGTGACTGCATTGCTGGCCAGAATCTGAGTTGTTACCGATCCGGATTCCATGTGTCCTGTCCGAACGCTCTGAGAAGCCAGATGCCGGCTTGTGATTGATCCATCAACTACCATGTCACCTTTCACCTTGATCAATTTGGCGATCAAAGCAATAGCTTCTGGTTCTTGTACCAACAATGAACTGATGGTTCTTCCGTTGATGGTCTTTCCTGTGCCAAATGAGATCTGGCCATCAGTGATGTTGATATCTGTTTTCTTGAGGACTCCATCAAACTGGCTGACAATTGTTGCCACTTGTCCATCAATTGATTGTTTGTAATTAGCAAAGCGCCCGTTGATACTATCCTTGAAATCGTCTAACTTATCATTGATGACAGAATTTTGACTGGATAGCCTCATTCCAAACTCAGTTGAGAATGTTGATATTTGCCCGTCAATTCCTTGTTTAAACTCGGCAAGTTTAGCTTCAATAATAGATGAACCGTCATCTGTAGGAGGTTGGTAGGTTCTCTTGATAGATCCTTCATACACATCAATGTCCCCAAAATAGAGACTTGCTGGCTGTCCATTTGATGATCCAGTGTTGTCAAATCGCAAAAATGCTTCATCATATTCCTCAGAATTGACTGTGAAATAGTAGCGTGTGATTCTGTCTTGTGGGATGGCGATCTTGTCAGCAAGTCTGAATACTTTTGTAAAATTCCCCGTCTCACCCTTCTTCCTTGCCAAAAAGTAGAATGTGGAATTTTTAAGATTGTCTGATCCAATTGCATCAAATGAAATTGTGTAAGTTGTATTTCTTTTGGTGTTGAAGCGTTGTGATGCTGCTGCTTTAGTAGTGTCACTTGCATTTTCGATCTTAAAGAGTTTTCTGGATTCATTGTAGTAGATTGGATTAGTTGAAACCGTTACTACTGGACTCAATCCGGGATCATAATACCCCCACCCCTCCACATTTTGAGGATTACCGCTGTTTTTAAGCAGGTTCTCCCCTGCTTGCACGATTTCATCAAATCTTCTTGTGATTCCGGCTACATCTTCGGTATATTGAGCTTTAGCAACATATCCTTGCTCAAGAATTTGCCTTGTTGCTTTCAAGGCATCTACAGCAGCTTTTTCAGAATATGTAAGCATGCGCTGTTCAAGTTCACCAGTTGGACCAGTCTTAGTCTCTAATTTCGTTAATTGAGTAGATAGGCCTTGGATGGTCTGTTCAAATGTTGCTTGCGCTTGCTCTACCAGATAATTTTGATCTTCTGGAGCTGGTTGCCATTTACGTTCATTATTGCCTTCATAAAAATCAAGTTCTGTCATGAACATTCCAGACCACACGTTAGGTCTTCCTTGATATTCAAAGAGGAGATACCCTTCATCAAAAGCTCCTGTGTTAAAGCTGAATGATTTTTTGATAGCTCTATCTGAGTTGAAAGCTGGTGATCCAGTTTTGTCAAAAATGATCTGCTTTTCATCAAAATCATTAATAGATCCCTTTCTGCGTTTACAAAAAGTGATCTTAACCCTTGCAGTGTTGGCATCAAAAGCTATCAAATTAAGCATGTAATTTGTGTTTTGTTTAACGATGAATCGTGGACTGTGAACAGATGCACCATTACTCAATAGAAACATGCGTTTCTGTCCATTGAAATAGTATTGATGAGCAGTGAAGCTCATTCGTCCATTTGGTTCAATCCAATATTTCAAGCCCTCATCTGCTCTTGAGTTTCTGAGCATGTTGGGACCACCGCCAGCACCTATTGAGGTGAACTCTTCTTTGACTCCTGCCACCGTCTGTTCAACATAAGACCGATCAGCCTTGCCATTGGCCACATTGGTCAGGTCAGAGATGGCTTTCTCTGTGGTCTGTTCAAACCTGGACTGTGCGCCTTGGAGTCCAACAAATTGGCTTTGTGTTTGAGCCTTGAAATCATTGATCAGTTTTTGGATATCAGCATCACTGGTCTTTAATTTGTCAGTAGTAGCTTGCAAACCTTCCATTTTGACTTCAATGCCATTGTATTGAGCTTTGAACTCTTCTACAATTTCATTTTTGTTCTTCTGATTAGCAGCATTGATTTTCTCAGTGACTTGTGCTGAGATCTCCTCTTTGACTACTTCAGCTTGCGCTTTGGCTTGCTCAAGCCCATCAGTGATCTCTTTCTCCAAGGCTCCTGCTTTATCCTCAAAAGCTCTGTTGGCATTGTCAACCAACACTTTCAATTTCTTGTAGTATTCATCATCCTCTTGAGTCTTTTGGACTGTATCAAGGATTTCAGATGCTACATCAGAAATTCCATTAGAGCCTGACATGCCTCCACCGTGGCCAGTCTTGTCATCGAATGTAAGAGAGATATACTCTTCTGAGAGAGCATCAAAGACATAGCCCACAGCTTTTTTCTTCAGCATGACATCATGCTTCAAGCTCATGATGGTCACTGTGTCACCAAGATGAACAGTTTGACCATCTAGCTCATAAGCTTCAACCTTGATCTGATCAGTGGACTTGTCAATATCTCCATTCTTGAATTTGGCTTCACCCCATTTTCTCAATTCTTCCTCTGTAATAAGATCATTGTTCTCATACTCAGCTTCATTGATATAAGGGTAATTGCCAATGAGGGGGCTGTCCACAGTAACTTTCAGAACTGTGTCTTCTTCTGCTCCCTCTGGCTTGAAGGTTGATTTCAGATGCAGTCTTGTGATGATGCTAGAACTGCTCTTATTCCGTTCATACTGCTTCAAGTTTTGATGTGTGGTGATAACTACACCACGATCAATCCCCCGACTCTTTGGAATATCAATCAGGAAGTTGTCACGAATCATCTCACCTTCCCAAGCGCCCACGATGGAATGTTTTCCATCCATCAGGATCTTATAGAGCGTTTCATCTTCTGTAGTGTTGAAAGTTCTATTGTCCATAATGTTACTTGTGAAGGAGAATTTCCCAAGTGGTGTCTTAACTGCTGAAATCATAGCATTCAAGGCGATCTGACAAGTTGAATTTGAAACCTTTATAGGACGAACAGAGCGCTTGAAGATGTCTTCTGTGATGTGCTGGCAAGTCAGATTCACTGTGTCATCTTGCTCGCTGATTTCCTTAATCCGGAACAGTTGCCGGCCAGTGATAGGAGTTGGGGCGATGATGAGCATGTCTTCCTGAAATTTCTTATAAATTTCAGTGTCTGTGATTGGGTAGTCAACTTTGAGCGTGTAGCTCACATTGGTTACTTCTTCAACTTCTGCTTTGGTTGCTTCATGGAGTGGTTGCCCGTTCCATTTCACTGTTTGAACATTTCTGTCTAATAGATATAGAATTATAACCACCCCCAATTGGTTTCAAAAATAAGTGATTGAATACCTGGCCCCAAAACCACACCGACAGTCTTCTGAGCTTGGTTAGCATCAATTGTGATGAAGTCTCCTGACCACTTCACCAGATTTCCTTTCTTGTCCAAGAAGCTTGGATTCTGTGGATCATTCACCATCACAGCGCTCTCAGATAGCTGTTCAAGCTTGATGGTTTGCTTCCCAATCGTGAAGCTAGTCTCAGATGAGCTATTGCCTTTAATTGTGATTTTAGGAAACGCTAGTGAGCTGCCTTGTAGTCTGAGAACACCATTTGAGGTGAGAGTTTGAACATCGTTGTTCTTCATGTATTTTGTGGGGTGACAAACAAATGTCACTTCCACAGAATACATTTTAGTTTTATCTCTCTGAGTGTCAGACACCTTTGTCTGATAACAGAACCATCTTGTGAGCTTGTTCTGTTGATTCTCAAGCCAGAAGTTTCTTTTAGAAAGAAATTGGACAAATTCAAGGACTTGCAGTTCTGTTGGGTTGATGAGTTGAAGAGTGTATTTCTTTTCAATCGCTTCTCTATGAGAATTTGATTGAACAATATATCCACTAACTCCATCATGGCTTAGTAGCTTATCCTTTGAAAGACCGACTTGAATTGTAGGGCCTTCAAGCACAATCACATCAAATGGAAATGATGAAGTTCCAACTCCATCAATAATCAATTCATTGTACTTTACCATGCAGGCGCTCCTCTCAATTCTTTTTGTCTCCTCAATTCAGCAGCTATCTTCTGAGATACCTTATTAGCGATCTTCTCAATATCAGCTTCTTCTCTGATGATATTGTCAGATATGTTGATGTTGATCACGGTTCCTTGTGGATCCATTGTTTGGGCAATACCACGACCAATGGCGCTCAAGTTCCGTTCATTCAGTGGTAGGACTGCTTCTTTCCCAGCTTCCCCACCAACCATCAGACTATTCCCATTCATGCCAAATGCTGTGGGCTTGGTTAAGATCCCACCTTTGGCATACCATTCAATGCCAATACTTGGAATCCCTTTACCTTTCAGCCAGTCCATTGGGTTCAGTGATCCACTGGCCTTGAAGTGAGGTAGTGGGATGTGTGGCCATTTGAATTGGAAATTGAAGAAACCTTTAATTCCGTCAATGGCTCTTCCTACGAGATCTTTTGCTCCATTGATAGCTGTGTCAATTGTGTCTTTGATCCCATTCCAAATGCTTGAAGCGGTTGAGCTGATATCATTCCAAACTCCTGAAATTGTGCTAGAAATCCCATTGAATACAGTTGAAACTGTTCCTGTGATTCCATCCCAAATCCCAGATAGAGTTGAGCTGATCCCGTTCCAAACAGTTGAAGCCGTACCGGAAATTGTGTCCCAAATTCCAGATAAGATTTGAGCCATTGCATTGAATACAGATTCACAGATACTTTTGATCCCGTTCCAGATATTTTCACCAATACCCTTGATGGTCTCCCAAGCCCCAGACCAGTCCCCGTTGATGATCTGCATCACAGTCTTAATGATGCCTAATACCACGTTGATGGCTGTTTCTACTACGGTTTTGATGGTGTCCCAGACCGTAGAAATTACGGTTGAAATGTTATTCCATGCTGTTTCAATAAAAGGACCAAGAACATTCATGACTGTTGTCACTACTGCTGAAATAGCATTCCAGACTGTTTCTGCTGTCTGCCTGATCAATTGTTGATTGTCATTCCACCATGTTGTCAGTGTTCCCCATATTTCCATGACAAAGCTTGAAATAGCTTGGACAACAGTATTGATGACCGACATGATAGCATTCCAGACTGTTTCAACAGCGGTCCTGAATCCCTCATTGGTTTCCCACAAGTGCTTGATAACCAAGACTATTCCTGTGACTGCTGCAATAACAGCGGCTATCACTCCAATGATTGGCAATGCAGCAGCTATCAGCCCTCCTATACTTGCTCCTACAGCAACAGCAGCCGCCTGAAGGGCGAGGAAGATTGGGGCAAGTACACCGGCCACTGTTACAATTGTTCCAAAGACTACAACAAAGTTTTTGATGGGCCCAGGTAAGTTGTTGATCCATTCTGCCACTTTCTTGAAGACATCCACAATGATGTCAAGGGCGGGAGCGAATGTTTCAGCGATTGCTCCACCGACCTCAGCCATGACAATTTTCAAGCCATTTTGTGCTGTCGTGAATTTATCAATAGGATCTAGAGTGCTTTCATAAGTTTGTGAAACTAACCCTGCTGACTCTTTAGATGTTTTTCCAAGTTCATCAAAGCTCAAAGCTCCACGCTTGATGGCATCGACCATTTGTGGAGCCTTTTTAGCACCAAAGATCTCCATAGCGATCCCCATTGCTTCAGTCTCTGATTTACTGTTCTTGATTGCTTCAATGGTCTCTTTGAGACCTTCTTTCATGGTCTTTCCTTGCTTGGTGTAGACCCCTGCTGCCTTTGTCATTCCTGACAATGCTGCTGATGAATCAACCCCATGCTGTTCAAGTTGACCAATCAATGTGACAGCTTCATCAAATTCAAGACCAAGCATCTTGATTTGTGGCGCTCCATCTGTTGCTTTCTTCATCAAGTCATCAACAGAAACCCCTGTGGATTGTGCCACATAAGTGGTGCTATCCAGTACATCAGATAGGTAGTCAACAGAATATCCGTAGGCTTCCAAGGCTTGCTTGGACTGAATTGTTGCATTCGTGATGTCAGATCCGTTGATTTCTGCAAACTTGAGCATGTCAACAGATGTGGTTTTGAGCGCATCCCCTGTCAGGCCAAATTGGGTGTTAACTTCACCGACTGCATTCCCGATTTTGCTGAAATCAGTAGGCATTTCAGTGGCTATGCCATTGGCAATTCCTTGCATCTGCTCAAGGGACTTTCCACTTGCACCAGTCTTGGTGACAATAGTGTCCATTCCTTCATCAATTTCCCGGAACGCATCTAGAGCGCTCTTTCCAAAATCAACCAACTTTTGACTGATTTCAGATAGCTTCTCAGAGAATTGGTTCAGTAACTCAGCTTTCAGAAGCTTGTTTGTCTCTTCAAGACCGCTACTAGCTTTCTTTCCTGACTCGCCAAGATTTTCCATTTCATTAGCAAGCCCGTTGAAGGCAGCCTTGGACTCATTCAGTTGAGTTTCTAGCTTATTGACTTCTGTTGAGTTCTCGCCATACTCTTGTTTTGCAAGAGCAAGCTGTTTCTCAAGATTCTCAACCTGTTGGGCGACAATCTCGCTTTGCTTCCCAATCTTCTGTTCAGCAAGTGCCAGCTTATCTGCTTCACTAGCGTTGGAACCCATTTGGCTTTCTTGTAGCTTGAATGAGCTGACAACTTTGTCACCTTCGCTGGCAAGGCGCTGTTGCTCATTTTGAAGCTCTTTCAGTTGTTCACGGTTTGACTTGGTAGCATTCCCATTTCCATCTAATGCCTTATTGACATTCTCAAGCTTGTTCTCATAGCCCTTCAGGATGTTCTCAGTCTGGACCACTTCCCGTTGAAATGCACGGTATTGATCAGCACCAATGTCACCACTTTTGAACTGAGCTTCAACTTGTGCTTGTGCCTGTCTCAATGTTTCCAATTTCTCCTTGGTTGTTGAGACTTGCTTTTGGAGGACTTCTTGCTTCTGAGCCAATAGAGTCACATTCCCTGTGTCAAATTTCAGAGCCTTGTCAATACTCTTCAATTCTTTTGCTGCTTCGATAGAAGCAGAATTTACTTTCTTCAGGGCATTTTGAAGGGGCTGTGTGTCACCACCAATCTCAATTTTTATCCCTTTAATATTACCGGCCATATTTCCTCCTTTCACATAAAAATATAAAGAGCGCCTAAAGGATTCTTGTGATCAATCGTCCATCTATTCAATGAACTTGACCTCAGATTCTTCCTCTCAGCACTCTATTTCAGACTAAAATGAGTCAAAATCTGACTGTGTGGCCTTGCGTGTTTCTGATTTATTTTCAGTACGCAAATTCACATAATCTGTTTGATAATCCAGAGCCATTCCAATTGAAATGTGCTTCAGATCATCAATTGTAAGCCCAGTTTCTTTACAGCAAGAAAGATAAGATTCTACTGTAAAGATTTCATCACTGGCTGATTCTGACTCATCTGGTTTTTTTTTGATGTCATCGTATCATTGATCATTTCCATTAGAATTGGAGCAATGTCCTGCAAAGGAAATTCTTCCATTTCCATGAAAAATTGTTCATAAGGCTTGATGTGTGGGTTCCCTGATTTGGCGAACACCCAAAAAAGGCGATTGAAGAAGGTCATGTCAAAATTAGCCAACATGTTGATGTCAACTTCATTGTTGCCATTCTCAGCCATTTGCATGATATTCTGGTTTGAGATCATTCCAAAAAGATCTTGGAAGAAATCTTTCCCAAACTCACTCTTATAAGCGATAGGAGTGTAAGCATTGGTTACAAGCTCATACTCCTTTTCACTAATGGTCACACTCTTACGCATTTAAGGCCTCCTTAATTACAAAGCTTGATTAGGTTCATAGACCTTTTCAAACCATTTCTTATAAACTTCTTGATCATCCGCTGATGTAATGGAACGTTTCACAACTTGGTCACCGGGACGAGGGCTGGCATTGAAGCTCAATTCACGTTCATTCACGTTGGTTCCGTTCTTGGTAGCTGATCCGCTCGATGGGCGACTTGCTGAACAGTAATACATGACATGGCGTGTCTTGTTGGCATCGCCAGCAAATTCAAACATAAGTGCGAAGTTGGTTGTCTTCGCATCTGCTTTTTCTGTAACCACTCCTGTTGTAGAGTCTTTGATGTCGCCCAAAATTTTTGTTGCGAATGCTTCAATGATGTGTGGGACTTTGAATTTACCTTCGTAACCTTCATTTGAGTTGACGAAGTAATAATCAATGTTATCAGCTTTCACTGATCCTGAATCCCCTTTAGGGTCCAGCGTCAATTCCATCGCTCCAGGGAAGCGGAATACTTGACCATAAGTGATCACTCCTGCTTCACTGATTGATTGGATTGGTGCCACATGGACATTTTCAAGTCCAAATGTAACTTTGTTTTCAGTCATTTCTTTCCTCCTCAATATAGATAGACTTCATAAGACTTCACAAACAGTCTTTCTGATTCAATAAAATTCTCTTCTTGAACATCATAAAAGAGCTTGTGGTCATTCCACAGCTCTTCCAATCGTTCTTCTAACTCCTCATCTTTTCGTTCAAATGCCAATTCTACAGTGACAGAACGGATCATGTATGATGCTTGATTGTCTGTTCCTGTGATAGATGGCAAGCTTTCAAAATAGACAAGGTAAGGCAGCGTGGGGACATTTCCTTCCCTGAATGCCTTGTAAGTGACAGGCAGGCCAGCCTGTTCCAAAATTTCTGCAAACTCTGACAGCTTCATCTTCCAAGCTCCTTCAATTTCTTTTCAAAATTCTCAATAGCGTGATCTTCTGCCGGCTTGATGTGTACTATTCCGGAAACCCGTCCCCCGTTCCTCTTTAAGTGGCCAAATTCAAGCAAATGTGGGAGACGGTAATTTGTGTTGTGAACCACAAAATTACCTTTCCCCATTTTTGTTTTTTTCCACGATTTGGCATACTTACCACCTTTTGCCCTTGGACTTTTTGGACTTGTGGTTTTTAATTCTTGGACGGCCTCTTCTGCTGTTTCTTCCGCTATCTTGTCCACTTCTTCTTCAACTTCTGTGGAATACTCTGCTAATGCTTTAGCAATTTGACTGGCTAGATCTTGGCTCATGTCATTTTCTCCACCAGAGTCAATTCAAGGATATTGAGGTTGATTGGATATGTCTTCAAAATCCGGTACTCTTTACCGCCAAATTCAGCAAATTCCTGATTGTCGTATTCAAAGCTGTGAATATCAACAATCAGATTTGGACGAATGCCGGCCTGATTGGCTTGGTAGAATTCGGATCGTGTAATAGATTTTTTCTTACAAAAAATTGTAGTCTTTACTTTCTCAGTCAGATCTTGCTTGAGTTTGTCCTTGCCTGTAATTTTAAAACCTATCAATGTGATTTCATCATTCCACATCTCACACCTCTTTCTTGGAAGAGATTTGCAGATTGTGCAAGCGCCATTGAAGGTGACGTGGCAAATCAACACCACCTTCATAGCGATAAGCAGCAAAGTCAACAATGAACATTTCATGGTCAGCACGATCTGGAACCAATTCAACACCCAGATTGTTTGTTAACTCGCTGATGACGCTTGAGACAATCTTCTCTAGTGTTTTATTTCGCAAATTTGAAGCAATTCCTAATTTGATTTTAAGTAATTCCACTAACTGACCAGTGTCCATGTTATTCTTCCTCTTTCTTAGTTGCTTTCTTGCGTTTTGGTTTCTCTTCAGTAGCTTCTTCTACTTCTTCAGTAGTCGCTTCCACTTCTTCAGAGGTCTCTTCTACTTTCTCAGTAGTTTCTTCTACTTCTTCAGCGGCCTCTTCTACTTTCTTAGTAGCTTTCTTTACTACTTCATCAGTGATGAAGATTGAACCTGCTGAGTTGAAGCCTGTCAAGAGGCTTTTAACAAACTCTTGATCAGGTTCATAGCCTTTGCGTGGGAAGACATCATCAATTTTATATTCATGTTGTTCTTCATCACGCATGTCCTTGAATGGACGGATTACAGTATAGGTCATGCGATACCTCCTTATGCTACAACATCAGTGTATGTGCCAAAGAATCCAGCGGCAGCATCTACTTTCTTAACATCCAAACGGATGAAGAGTCCAAGCAATTGGCCATAGATGTCATTGTTAACCCATTTAACAGATACTTGAGAACGGTCAAAGAGTTTGACAAATTCAGAGATATCACCAATGAAGAACTTCATGTCTCCTTCAACTCCGAATACAGTGTCATCTACTGGGTAGATTGTTTTACCACCGAATGAGTAGCCTGTAGGTGATGCCACATCTGTTTGAAGCATGTAGCGACCATTTTTGTCTTTCACTTTGTCAAGTGCTGCAAACATTGATTGAGTTACAACAATACTTGCTTTGTAGATTGATTTAAGTTTCTTGTTGTAGATGTCCTTGATGCCATCGAATCCAGCAGCATCTGCTTGAGTTGCTGATTTGAGGATAGTAGCGACTAATGACAATTCAGTATTTTCGCCTTGATTAAATACTTCATCTTCTACAATTGACATGATGTCATAGTCAGCATCATCAATCATTTCTTGAGATACAGGAATGTATCCACGGTAAGTCTTGATTGAGTAATCAATTTCGCTGATGCTTGGTTTACCAAGTTCAGGATTAGCTTTCAATTCATCAGTTGAAGCCATTTTGCTGTCTGTCTTCTTGATAACTGGATATTTACCAGAACCACTATTGACTTTGACACGTTGGACAAGATCCAAGAGTGGATTGCGTGTTTTTTCAAGGAAGTGAGGTTTCAACACTTCAGTTGGGATCAAAGCAGCGCTTCCAGAGTCAGTTGTTTTAAGACCTTCAATGTCACGAGTTTGACCAGTACGAATGAATTTAGCAATTGCGTCACGTTCTTCCAATTTCTTTCCTCCACGTTGCTCAACATCTTTGAATGTTGGAGCTTTCCGATTTTGTTCATCAACTTGTTTTTGAAGATCTTCAATTTCTTCTTCAAGTTTTGCTTTTTCTGCTTGCTTTTCTTCCAATTCTTTTTGGAGATCTTCAAGGCTCTTTTCAACCGTTGAAACCTCTTCTTCAGTTTCAGCACGGTCCAGTTTTTCTGCTTCAATTGCAGAACGGTTGTTCAATTCTTCAATTGCTTCTTCCAATTCAACAACCTTATTTGCTTTTGTGCGCATACGTGCGCCCAGAATCAATGCTTTGTTCATAGATTGTATTTCTCCTTAATTTTCATTTTGCGTTCATTTAACGCATCACTATTAGCACGTTTCAGACATTCAAAGTCTTTCTTCCGTGCAGCAATTTCAGTCTGTGGATATGCTGGGAATGTGCAAGGGCTGACCTCAAAGATTTCAAGCTCTAGCACTGTATCAAGATAGGAACCATCTTCACGCTCAACAGTGTCCACCTTGATTGGCATAAATCCAAAACTGCATCCAACTATATCCCCACGCTTTACACGGGCATATGCTCCCATAGCGTCTGGATCGTTCCTGTTGATGATAATGTCCCCATAGAGACCTTTGTCATCAACTTTGAGACTCACTGTGCTGTTCCCTGTGCGTCCTAATACTAGGTTATGATCATGATTAAATAATGCACGGATATCAGCATTCTTGATGGCTTCTTCCACTCCTGCACGTTTAATCACTTCAAAATAGCCTGGCCACAGCTCAGTT